TGCTCTTCCGATCTGGGGAAAGGATCCAGGTACGATTGATCCAAGAAATCCAGCGCCATTTTGTGAAAGGACTGGTCCTGAAAAAGTTGTTTGTGCCATAGTTATGTTCTCCTAGTTATTCCAATATCGTCTCTAGGCCGTCGACTATACTGCGTCGATATCAGAAAGTTAATGTATAGTAATTAAAATATAGCTTAGTTTTTGATAAAGCGCAAGATATCCTTGCATGAATTTGATAATTCGAATGTAGCTTTTTACTAAGTAGCTACTGAAACTTCTGGAGCAATATTTTGAATAAAAAACTCTCTGTTTGCTATCCTAGTTTCTTCTGATTTGATCTCAAATATAACATCTTTAATTTTACTGTCTATTTGGACCATATCTAGAGTATACTTGCCATTGTCAAGATACTCCTGCTCCCATTTTAGCTCCAAGATCCTCTTCTTTTTGTATAGGTCTTGTATCATCTATAACCTCCTCAAAAGTTATACGTTTAACTCGACTGGTGTGAGACCTGCCGAGATTTTCCCATTTTATACTTTTTTCTCCTATTTTGTCAAGTATAGAATTTTCAACAGATTCTGGATTATCTTCAGCTAATATATTGAATTTAGTATGATGACCATAGGCCCAAATATGTATGAGGAAATTTTTCATGATAGAATTTTAATCTAACACAAAAAAAAAGGGAGGTCAATGAAGACCTCCCTTTTATAAATAATCTTAACGATTATGTCGCTATTATACGTTTCCTGAACCGAAAATTCCTCTTGGGTCAGAGAATCCAAATACATAACGTTCTCTAGCTTTGTATCTTACATTGCCAGTATCAAAATCACCTTCCATTGAAGTTTTGATTGGTGATCTTACGAAATGTTTTAGACCATTTGGTACATCTGTCTTAATCATCCATCTAGATGCATTAGTTAAGAAGTGGTTAATAGTATATCCTTGCGGTACCATTCCCATATTTTTAACTGCATTGATGTCATTATCAGCTGTACCTACTCTACCTGGAGTATTCATCAGTCTGTCAGCTACGAATTGAAGAGCAGGAGGAATAATTAATTTCATTCCTTTTGCTGCAATCAATAAACCTCTTTCATCAGTCATCGCTGCGATATTAATCAAAGCTTGTTCTAATGAAGTCTCATTTAATTGAGAAGCGGTTGTCAATCTATTGCTGAAAGTTCCAGCAAGAGTTGGATGCGATACTGAAAATAACGCAACTCCATCTCCACCAACATAAGATGCTGAGTAGCCATTGTTAACTACTGCTGCAGCTTTTACTTGTTTAGTATTTGCCATAGATCTTGCTAAAGCTTTTGTATATCTAGACGCGAGTCTGTCATACAAATTATCTTCAATAGCTTCTTCTGTGATTGCAAACGCTAGTGCGATTGTTTCGTTAGTGTAACGTGCTGTGAACGTTTCTTGTGCATCGTCAAAAGTAACACCTTGACCTTCAGGTTTTACTGCTGCGTTTGCGAAACCAGATAACATTACTTCTTCTTCAAAAGCTCTGTCAGATGTTTCTGTATCAAAAAGTTCAGCATGATCGTTAGCATATTGTTTGTACTCAAGTCCGAATAGTGCATTCAAACCTGGTTCTAGTTCTTTGACTAGTTGTGCTCGTGATATTGCCATGTTTTTTTATCTCCTATTCGTTGTTAGTATAGGCTAGCAGTTTTAGTCATTGCAACTATTACGTTACAACCTGCTGCTAATCCATCTTGGTTTTCTGGGTCACCAGCTATTCTAATAATTCTCCACATAGAAGCTGCAGCAACTGTGCCGCCGATATCTAGTGTAGTAATTGATTGACCATCTACGTTAGATGTAGCTGTATAGTTATTCACATTGTATCCTGCAAAAGAGTTTTGAACAGCTTGTACTGCCGCTGCGCTTGCTCCTAATGCCGCATCTGCTTTAATTACAAATTCTTGATTAGAACCTGTGATTACAAAAGCGTCAATGTCATTTGAACCAGTGTTATAGTTTGTTGATGTTGCTTGTGATGCGACTACATTGTTGGAGAAAGTTGGTTTTCCATTAGAGTCAATAAAAAATGCTCCATTGAAAACACCGACTAACGGTCCAGTACCTGTTCCACCAGTAGTTACAGCAGCATAAGCGCTACCACCTGTATTACCATCATCCATTGTAGTAAATGCAGCATCTTGTATAAAACCATTATTACCATTCGTATTTTGAATGTTAACAGGATCTCCTTTATTAGTTGCTACACCAGGCGCTGTTTGGATTTTAAATTCAGATTGTCCTGACTTTGCTGGAGAATTTCCAACAGTCATGACAGCTCTTAAACCAAATCCAGTTGTACTTGCATTTGCCATAGTTTTTTCCTTTGTTAATGACCTGTCCTTACGGACCTCCGGTCAAAGTTTTAATTTAATTCGTTGGACTTAGAAATTACTAAATAATTAGCTTTTCTTTGTACCACCGAAGGTTACACGAGTTTGCCTTTCACTATTGATAGGCATACTTGGGTGCTGTTCCTTCATGAGATCGTTATTAATTGCTTCCTCTTGTCCTTTAGTTTGCTTATCGTAATAAGCTTCTATTTGAAGCGCGATCTCTTCTGGTATCCTAGCCAGCAATAGGCCTCCTACTCCGATGACTCCTGCGTATCTGCCTTCTGTCTCAACTGGATAATTTGAATCTGGATATTGATCAGCTCTAACTAATTCATATCCCGATCTTAATGCAGCAGCTATGTTTTTGGTATCTTGATAACCCATAGTTTCTGCTCTTATCCACTGGTGACGATAACCGTCTGGCGCAGGTGGTGCATCTAGTGATGAGGGTGGAGTCCAAGTTTTTTTAGCTTCCGCTGTAGTTCTTGTTTGACTCGCACGTGAAGTTTTTATTTCGTTGTTTTCCATATGCCTTATACTCCTTCCGTGATGTTTAATTGTTTCGCATATTCTTCTAGTGGCACGCCTAATCTTTTAGCAATTGCTACCTGTGATGGCGAGAGTTTCACAGTTTTCTTGCGTCCTGTTGGGGCTGAACGTTTGGCCGAAGCTACATTCTGAGCAGGTTTTGCTCTTTCTGTAGTATTACCTTCCATCTTATCAAATTTATGGGGGAATTCAAGTCTTATTCTTTTATCAATTTCCGCATAGTATTCGTCAGATTGAGGGTCATATCCTTCTTGTTCTACAAGCTTTTTATGTATATCAAAAGAGGTATAAGTCATAGCGGTATCACTACCAAACCATGAATTTTTGTTTGCCCATAGCTCTGCTTTTGTATCTGTAGGTATATCTCTAGGTATATTATAACCTTGTTGATAATTATTTACTACCTCAGTTCTTTGAGGATTAATTCTAACTTGTTTTTGAGCAGTTTCTTCTAATTGATGTTTAAGAACACCTAAACGAGCTGCGTCAGAAGTTAAAAAAGCAATTTGTTCTTGAGCGGATACTTGTGCATCTACATCTCCAGATTCAATAGCATTTTTAAGTGATTTTCTTGCCGCATCCATATTGGTGACAACTCTTTTTTCAAATTCAGAAACATAAGATTTATCTAAAGTAGAAAATCTTTTTTCCATTTCTTCTTTTTCTCTTTTAGCCGAAAGAGCAAAAGCAACTGCTTCTTCTTTTTGTCTTTCCGCTTCTCTCATCTTACGAGTTAATTTAGAAATACGTTTTTGAACTCCTTCACTATATTCAGCTAATTCGTCTTTATCTTCTTTCTTAGCTTCAATAGGTTTTTCTTTACTTTCCTCTTCTACCTCTATTTTTTCCTCAGCAACAACCTCTTGTTTTTCTGGGTTGCCTTTATCATCTAAATGAATTTCGGCGCCTTGTTCTTCGCCTACATCAACTAGATCATTTTTTATATTTTCTTTTTCTGGCATAGTTTCTCCTATGTTAAATTAAATGAAGAATAGATTCAGGATCTTTTATAGTTCCTAAAACTTCATCATCGTTAAGTAGTCTCACTTCTCCACCTTCTATTGGTAATCTAGAGCCCGCGTAGCGCGCGAAGATCACCCAATCTCCTAATTTACACCAAGGTTTGTCAAATTTTTTATTATCCTTGTATGCTAAATCTCCCATCTTTAAAACATAACCACAAGTAGTTGCAATTCTTGCTTTATCTAAAGATTCTTGAGAGAATAAAATTCCACCTTTAGTTTTTTCTCTTGGGGTAAATGGTAAAACTAAAATTCTATATCCAGATGGTTCTGGTAATTGATTCACCTCATGAGTGTCTTCCAGATTTTCTGGAGTCAATGGTGGTTTAGTATTAATTGATTTTAATTTTTCTTCTGAATTATTTTCTTCAATTCCAAAATTAATTTTTGGTATTTACTCTTCCGGTGCTGAGGTCGATAACGTTTCCTTGCTCATCTTTTTGCTCCTTTGGTTTTAGCAGGTTAGAGATTTCCTGTAATATTAATTGATATGCCTGTGCTTGGCCAAGTAAATACCTATATTTCTCATAATTGTCAATCCCTCCAGATATCATAACATCACCTATTTGTTGAAGGGTTTGTTGTATTCTTTTTTGTAATTTATGAATAATAATTAGTTCATCCATTGTGCCTTTCTAGCAGTTCCATTTGCGCAGGGATTTGTTAATTCTGCTATTCGGATCCCTGGCCGTTTTTGCAGATGTTAGCCGTTTTTTCATTCCGGTCATTCTAGCGCAAAATGACTTGCGTCTATTTGCTGCCTTAGAACCTTTTTTTAATTTAGACGGTTTAGTAGTAACCGCCATTGATAATTTAGATCCGGGGTTCGCGGCTCTATAAGATGCTATCCCTTTTCTATTTAATCCGCCTTTAGGATCTTTACCTTCTTTACGTTGCCATGCTGGAGTTCTACCACCAGATGCCATCATAACTCTACCTTGACCTCTTAATGCAATATCAGCCATTATTTTTTCTTTTTTTTCTTACCTGCAGCTACACAATTTGGAACTAATCGATTACCTTTTTTCTTAAATCCTTTTTGTTCATATCCTCTCCAACATGTTCCTCTTGGCATTAAATCATTCCTTTATAATACTTTGTATAGGATGGATTATTTAATTTTACACCATCATAAACTGAATTTATTGCAGGTCCTATGTATCCACCTT